ATTTACAACTATATTTACATTTGTAATTGATAAGATTACGAATATCATTCGAAGATTTACAATTTGCGCGTATAGCTAAAAATAAAAAATAAGAAGTAAATAAACTTCCAACACTAAACAATAAAATATCAAGTGTATCCATATTATTTGAAATATAATTTGGTAGTATAATAGAAATATGTGATTATGTTTAAATTATTTATATTTACTTATTTAGTAAGTATTATATATTAAACTCTGGAATGCTATAGTTTTCTCCTTCCTTGACATATTTTGCAATAATTTTGGGATTCGTTTTGTTCCCAACAATATCTTCCGCTTGATAAACATTATTATTGCTATCTATATAATAGATAATGCCTTGAATATCCTGTGCGTATACAGATATTTTCTGGGTAGTATTCTTGGGTTCATTTTGATTATCAACTATTCCGTGCGGTGTACCCTTCACGTGAGTGCCACAATACTCGCAGCCATCTTTCTTGCGACGGGTGCATTGTTCATTCGTTGCTCTTTTTGCACAGCATCGGTCGAAAATAGGCACAAAATTCTTTACGCGCTTTCTCTTTTGAAAATCTTCTTTATTAAAAGATAACCGGTCATAGTCATAAATATACTGAAGGAGTTGGTTCACACTATCGTCTTTTGCCATCCCCAATTGGGTTGCCTTCTCTCGAATACTATCCTTCAAAGAAGTAATATAAGTTTCTGCCTTTTTGTTTAAGCGTCTTTCCATATTGTTTTAGTTTATATATATAATATAGTGAATTCTTTAGTTCAATTTTTTTATATATTCATAAACCAACTTAAAGAGATATAGATGTAGTAATAGTTTTACAATACTCGGTTATTTTATACTTTTGGGTAATCATTTGGTAATATAAATAATGATATGATGATAAATATATAAAATAATAAATAAACACCATATACATCTTCACTAATTCCATAAAACGCAAATATTTGTATTAAACTATAAAAAAAGACCATAGCTAATCCTAATAAAGTAATTGCGTGCATTTATATACTTTATTAATATAATATTGGATAATTTTATTCAATATTACATTTATCGTTCTTACGTTTCTTCTTTCTTTCCTATTTTTTATATTTGTATAAATTTACATTATCAAATGTTGATTTGCAGTAACATAAGCGTAACTACCACTAGAAGAAGCGGTTTTTTTATCAACAAAATGATAACTTAAAGGTATCTGTTGGTTATATTCTTTTGTAGCCAAAATACTCTTTTCCAAGAAATGACCATTATCCAATTCTACATTACCTAAATAAGCGCTGTCATATACGGCAGCCCATTTACCATCGTGGTCAGAAACACGCAATAGCAAACGCTCCATATTTTGATCCAGAGTTTCATCTTGTAATCGCTCCATTTTAATATCAGATTTATCCTCCACATCAGTTATATGATTCTCAAAATACTTTGTTCTCCCTAAAAATACTGCAAATCTCACTAGTCCACCTTTTTCAAATCTATTTATTTTAAATATATCTGTTTTTTTGTACTCGTTTGTATCAGTTGTAAATAACACAGCCTCATTAAATGCGGTATCATAATCAGTAAAATAATAGTATGGGCCCAAAATTCCATTTTTGTCACTCATTGTTTGACCAAATACATAAGTAAAATTTAACCTATTTTCTGGTTTTCCTGTATAACTGACTATAGGAATTTCATAACCATTATTATTTTCATCGTGTAAAAAGCAAAATTCATCATTTAATATAAAAAAGTCACTAACAGAACAGTCAATCGGAATTTTGCATAAATGTTTTTGATTGACAATTTCATCAATAAGGGTTAACCACAAATGATTCTCGCTATAAATGTCATTAATTTGTAATTTACATTTACTTGTATCATAGAATAAATACAAGCATCTGTTATACTCATAAAACCCATTAAATTCTACCACTTCTTCAAACTCTGCAAAATTATTCAATAATAACAATCCAAACAAATAAACCTTACTGTAATTAATCAGTTCGAGGGAAGTAAAACTACGAAATACTGGTAGTTTTGGTAATACCAACGTCTCACTAATAAAGGTATTTGTTAATAGAAACCGTAGAAATGGGTATTTACCATCGTTATTTACTGTATAAGAACAAATATATATATTTTCATAATTATTTATATTTAATAATGGCATATCTAATTTAAGATTGTCCCTAGCTTTATAATTATAATAATTTGGAACGACTGGTTCATATTTTTCGTTATTTTCACTATCCATATAATTATACATGTAATTATAAGGATTTATTTATATTTGTATACTTGTATATTTACTATTTGTCTATTTGTCTATTTGTCTATTTGTATATTTACTATTTGTCTATTTTACGTTTGATTGTTTCTTTTATTTGCTCTTCCCGACTTTCGAGTACGTGCTTTGTAATTTCTTCCGCAATCTTTGGGTCTGTTTTATAGTAATTTTGTAAAGCAGTTAACAAGGATTTTCCATTGATTGGTTTCTTCACTTTACTCGTTTTATAGACTAATGCACCTCCATTAATATCAAAACAATCTATCTGATTTGTCTTCATAACCGTTACCAAATTTTGAGTCAACAACTTTTTCTTGTTATTCTTTTCCTTAATTTGTCCTTTTAATTCCGCAATTTCACTGTCAATTTTGATCCATTCTTTTATATTATTTACTAATTGTTCTTTTGTTTCCATATTTAAGTTAATTATTATAATAATATTTATATTGTTATTCTTATAATAAAGTTATGTTTTTGTTATTTCGTATTTTTCTTATTTTTTCTTATTTTTTCTTATTTTTCTTCTATGTTGATGCATCAGATTCTTCGTTTGTGTCCTTATATTTCATTTTGTAATGTCTTTTACATAATTCGTTTTGAAAAATTTTACAACCACAAAATTGACCCTTTTTTGACCCTGTCTTTAATATTTCATTACAACACAAATTGTTAGAATGTTCAATTATATTACCAGATGAATCATTAAATATGTTTGGTCCCAATACAACATTTTCATACTTTACTTGATTCTCTTGATTCTCTTGAGTACCTTGATGCATATCTGAGTTATTAGTATTAATTGTTTTTTTTACTTCATTTTTTTTATTCAATTTCGTTTGCAATTTTAATACTTTTTTTTCTTGTTTTAACTTTTGTTTTTCCAATGCCTTCAATTTATTTTCTTCTAATTTCTTTTTAATTTTTTCATTTTTACTTTGTTCTTTTAATTTGTCTGCAATTTCTTTTTTATATTTTCGAATCATATCTTTTTTATGTTTCCAACAATAATATTTGTCATCATCATAATTAGGCATTTCACTTAAACCTTGGTATGCACTTATTTGTGAGCCCATATGAAAACATTTAAAAAATTTACAATTACCATAGTTCCCTTCGTGAGTTTCCAAAACATTATTTCCAGAAGGATCAAAATTTGGATTAGGGGTTAGGTACTGACAAGTATTGTAATAGGTAGAATATTTTTGTATTTTATAACTAGGATTAATATAATTGACTCCTGCAATCTCACCTAGACCAAATTCTTCATAATAAGGTAACAACCCTTTTTGTTTATATCTACAATAAGGACACCGTATTTCATCGTGATTTAAACGACTTGCGCTACCTTCCATATTATTGAACTTATATTTATGGTTTTTAATATCTAAAAATAAAGGTATATAATTAAACTTATGACCACAACCCATTTGAAAAAACTTCTCTTCCAAAGGCTGACCAGTTATCAAACATAAATTATTATCATGGTCTGTTTTTTCCGTGTTTTCTTGAATATCTAGAGATTTATATAATTCAGAAAAGAAATCAATATTCCCTTCTATTTTATAATTTTTCATTTATATATTATATTTTTATGAAATATCTTTATATTTTTTATATATATTAGATATATCTATGTCGCCACCGGAAGTTTGGGGTCCTGCGGTGTGGTCCCTATTTCACACATTAGCAGAAAAAATAAACGAAGAAGCTTACGTTTCTATTGCACCACAATTATTTAATATGATTACAAGAATATGTGCGTTTTTACCTTGTCCGGATTGTTCTCGACACGCAACACAATTTTTATCAAAAATAAAAATATCTAATATGATAACAAAAGCGGATTTTATCACAACCTTTTATTTATTTCATAATTCAGTAAATTCTAAAAAGAGAAAACCGTTATTTTTTCATTCGAGTCTTTCGGTATATAAAAATTATAATTTAATGAATGTAGTAAATAATTTTATTGCAAATTATCAGACAAGAGGAAATATGCAGCTTCTTGCAGAATCCTTTCAACGTAAACTTATCATAAAAGATTTTAAAAATTGGTTTTCAATAACAATACGTGCATTTACGCCGCCACTAAATATACCTCCTCCAATTACTACCTCCCCTGAAAATGATAAAGATAATAGTAACTAAATATTCCCTACTAGTGTTCCATCCTTATAAACTTGACATTTGAAATTTTGTTTGCTAGGTTGATAACAAATATCCTTATTACTAGAAACTTCATTAAAGAATAAATATTTACCGGATCCTCCTGTATACATTAACGATACTATTAAAGCAGATGAAGCTACACCAAGCAAAACATTTAAAAACAAATCGCCCATTTGAATAACACATTTCTTATATATCTTAATAAACATATCAATGAAAAAGTAAGAAACCAATGAAACAAATACCCATAAATTTGGCGCTCCATTACTGAACATAGGTAACGATAAATACATTATTGTAAATGAAAAAACAAAGGCACTGAATGTAGGGTTTCCATATTTGCTATATTGAATAGAAGTGCAAATAGTTTTATCATTTATTACTGGGCTACCTCCGGCCATCATATAAATATAATTCCTAACTAGACAACACCCAATAAGAAAACCTAAGTAAATTAAACCCTTAAAGTTTTGAAATATAAAAGACAAGGATGTTATCGATGTTGCTAATATAATAGGAGAGAAAAAACTGAAAAAGACAATTATGTTCATCGGTTGGAACAATTGCAACGGATTATCTGGTACACCGCCCATTTTCATTGTTGATATAGGATTTATATTGCTCATATAATAATAAAGAATAATATTTTTTATTATTATAAGTTATATTTGAATAATTATGTTTTTTGAAAAATTTAAAATTCAGTCATATTTACTCCTTGTCTAGAATTATTTCTAGAACTTCGCTAATATGTTTTACCGAATGAAATGTAACTCCTTCCAATAATTCATTGTTCTTATATTTTTCATAAAATTCATCAAAATCTTTTTTGTTTTCTTCTGGATAAATAAATTCTCTCACTCCTGCTTTTATAGAACCTAATATTTTAAAATTCAACCCTCCAATAGCTGTTAAACTTCCATCTAATTGTATCTCTGATGTCATACCAAACTTTGCTTTTATGGGAATATTATTTAACAAACTATAAATTACGCTTGTTATAGTGACTCCTGCACTTGGACCATCTTTTAATACTGACCCATCTCCTGGATGAATATTTATACCATATTTATTGTTTTCTCCGTCATAAAGCTTTCTTAATTCTTTTCTTCTCTCTTCACTTGTTAAATTCCACGCTACTGTTAATGAAATGTGCATACTTTCTTTCATCACATCCTGCTGTAAACCAGTCAATTTCAACTCCAAAAAACTTTCAGAAGGGAAAAATTTTGCGTGTATAGGCAATGTTCCTCCTATAGAATTTGACGTAGCATACATACCATTCGCGTATCCAATCATACTGTGTTCAGGCACTTTTCGGATAATAACTTCCCTCTTGTCCTTAAAATATTTATTTTTCACATCATTAATCGTTATTTGAATTGGTAGGACAGAAAATTGATTTTCAAATTTGTTTTGCAATATTTCTAAATTAATCTCTCCAACAATTTCAAATAATTTTTCTTTTAATTTGCGTACGCCAGGTTCAAGCGTGTATTCCTCTATTATGAATTTTAACACATCGTCATCGAAAACAATCATACCTTCAAGACCAACTTGTTTATACAATTCAGGCAATAAATGTCTATTCGAAATAACAATTTTATCTTCAATTGATAAACTATCGAATTTTATCCTATGAACACGGTCTAACAAAATCCTATCTATCGAATCAGGATCGTTATACGATAGTATAAAGAGGGCTTTCGATAAATCCAAGTCAATCCCTGAAAAATACTTATCTTGGAAGGAGCTATTCTGTGTTGTATCTAACAAGTGTGTTAATACTCCGGTAATTTCTTTACCGTGTTCTGTCTTACTTATTTTATCTACTTCATCAAACAATATTATAGGGTTCATACATTTGTTGTCAATCAATATTTGAACAATAGAGCCATAATTTGACCCTACATACGTGTAACTATGACCTAGCAGGGTCGAAGCATTCGAATCCCCACCTAAGGCTATCAAGGCAAATGGGCGACTAACACCATTTTCATCCTTCAAGCAATTTGACAAACATTTTGCTAGGGTAGTCTTACCAATACCAGGGTTACCTTCAAACCCTAAAACGTGCGAGACATTGTTATTCATATCACCCGAAATCCATTGAGCAATGACACGTTCAATGTGACGTTTAGCTTTGTCGTGACCATAAACAGAAGTATCTAATGTGTTTTTCACATCTTTCATATATTCATTAATTTTTGTAATATTTTTATTTAAAATTATTATTTCATTTTTTATTTCACTTGTTATTTTACTATTAGCGGGACTTTTATTACCATTATTACAAGTATTACCATTATTACTTACAAAGGTGTCTACAACTGTTTTCATAATTGGGGTGTCTTTTGTACTTTTACAAACATCAATACCTTTTTCGAAAGCTTCCCTCAATTGCGTTTTAGTTAACTTTTGTGTAATATTTTCTTTGTTTAGAATGTCTTGTGTTTTATTGTTTTTTTGGAGCAGATCATATAAAATCAATAAATTACTATGTATTTTCGCTCTATCACCCTTAGTTGATTCTTTTTTTATTTGATCTAATTTTTCACTATACAATGAATTACTATCACCTTGCATTTTACTTATATAATTCATAATTTCTATACTTGTATATTTATCTTTTAGTGGTATTTCAGGGAATATTTTCTGAATTTGATGTTTTTTATAAATATCTTTAAAATGTGATCGAATATCTTCCATTACGTACAAAATAGGTTCCCTCTTATAAATAGTGAATGGGATTTTTAATAGACCGTCTAAATATTGTCTAGCTTTTGAACCGGTATCTTCTGTTTTCGATTTAATTTCTTTTAATTTTATCATTGCTTTTTCTTTAACAGAATCAGGTGCTTTCATTAAACATATTTGTTGTTCATAGGGTATTTTATTAATATCAAAATTGGATAACTCATTAGTATACTGCAATGTTTTTTTCATAGCGTGTTTAAAATATTGTTTTGTTGACCAAGGAAAACTATCAAACAAAATAATTTGTTCCTGTGTATCTACTGTTCCATTAACATCATTAGAGAGAAGATCATAAAGTAAATAAGCCAGATATTGGCTTTCATAATTGGATGAACTGATCAAAAGATATATTAACGTATTTCTTTTACTATACATATCATCAGAAATAAACTCTTTTGCCACTTGAGTTATTTGTTTTTGTTTCAATATCTTATGTTGATTTATATGACCGACAAATTTACCATATATATCATTTACATTTTCATTAATAAAATAATCTTTTAAAATTAAAGAAGATACAAATCTATCAAATGTTTCTTTCTCAAAATCATCTTCTTTTGGTAAATTTTCGTAAACTTTTTTTTTTATATCATTAATATATTTACTATTTAAAAACTCAACAATAACGTCGTCTATAATACCAAATATAATCAAACTTTTATTTAAAATAGCACTATGTATGTACAATTTCATACCATATACTTTCATATGAAACTGTTTATACGAACTAACCACATCATAACATATTAAGTTTTTTGTTTCATCCAATGTTTCATCTAATTTATATAATTTCAAATCGTCTTTTTTACTTATTACTTTATAACTTGTTGGATGAAAATATTTTTTCAACAGTTCAAATTTGTCTTTACTTTTCGAGTCCGTTACAATTTTATTATTATTCCCAAAACATATCAAGAGTAAATC